CAAAGGATCTAAAGGTGGTTACGCTGATTATGGTGCAAGTAGTTGGGCACGTAGAGAACGTCCGCTAGGCGACAGTGAAATGGCAGCAGTGAATACACACGGACTGTTTAATCTGTCAGATTTCCTTCCTAAAAAGCCAAGCGAAGTTGAAGTAAAAGTTTTGACTGAAATGTTTGAGGCAAGTGTAGATGGAGAAGCATATGATCCAGATCGTTGGAGTCAGTATTTCCGTCCAGCAGGCATGCAAGCAAGAACTGGTGATCCGCAAAATAGAGCGCCAGCACCTGCTCCACAGCCAGCAGCAGCACCAGTAGCAGAAACAAAAACTGATACTGGTTGGCAAGATCCAGCACCAGCAGCAACACCAGAGCCTGCACCTGCACCTGCTCCAGCAGCAGAAGCGGCACCAGCTGAAGAAAACGCAGGTGGAGCTCAAGACATTCTAGCAATGATTAGAGCACGCCAAGGTTAATAAGATAACAACACCCCCCAGGCTTGTCATAGACAGCTCAATACCGGGGGGTTACTTACGCTTTTTAGAATAGGAGAAAATATGGCTACTAAGGCATTCGATCCCTCAAAGTTTCGAAATAGTTTAACTAAATCCATTAAAGGTATGAGTTCAGGGTTTAATGATCCACAAGATTGGATTAGCACAGGAAACTTTGCACTTAACTATTTACTCAGTGGAGACTTTAGAAAAGGTGTTCCACTAGGCAAAGTAAGTGTGTTTGCAGGCGAAAGTGGTGCAGGCAAGTCTTACATTGTGTCTGGTAATATTGTAAAGTCAGCACAAGAACAAGGTATTTTTGTCGTATTGATTGACAGTGAAAATGCACTTGATGAAAAATGGCTACACGCATTAGGTGTAGAAACAACAGAAGACAAAATCCTAAAACTTAATATGGCAATGATTGATGACGTTGCTAAAACTATTTCAACATTTATGGATGACTATCGTGCAATGGACGAAGATGACAGACCTAAAGTGTTGTTTGTAGTTGATAGTTTAGGTATGCTTATGTCACCAACGGAAGTAAATCAGTTTGAAGCAGGTGATATGAAAGGTGATATGGGTCGTAAGGCTAAAGCACTGAAAGCATTGGTTACTAACTGTGTTAACATGTTTGGTTCACACAACGTAGGTATGGTTGTTACTAACCACACATACGCATCGCAAGATATGTTTGATCCAGATGACAAGATCTCAGGTGGTAGCGGCTTTATCTACGCAAGCTCAATGGTTGTTGCTATGAAAAAGCTGAAACTGAAAGAGGATGCAGATGGTAACAAAACTAGCACAGTAAATGGTATTCGTGCAGCATGTAAAGTTATGAAAACACGTTACGCTAAACCGTTTGAAGGTGTGCAAGTAAAAATTCCATACGAAACAGGTATGGATCCATATTCAGGTATGTTTGATTTGCTAGAAGCAAAAGGCTTACTTGAGAAACAAGGTAACCGCTACAAGTATATTGATAGCGCAGGCGAAGAAACTCTAGAATATCGCAAGAACTGGACAGGTGAAAAACTCGAGATGATCATGGCCGATTTGCCAGCAAAAGAAGCTCAAATGGTAAATATCGACAATACAGCCGAAGAAGCTGTAATTGATCATAACGAGGAGTTTGCTGAATAATGGACGACGAATTCATTGCCGATATATGGATGTTATTCAAAGAATATTTCGATAAGAAACATATTGAATTAGCAGCAGAAAAGTTTGTTGATACGTTAATTGACTATGGTTTAGATGACACACGTTTACAAGAACTATTAGGAACCGATAAACACTTAGACGCTGCTATTCAATATTACTTAGAGATGGATGACGATTATATTGATGAATGGGATGAGTAATGGGATGGTATAGTCAGGTTAGTCGAGATATTAATCAAATACCGGCAGCTATACAACATTTTGAACAAGAACTATTACAAGCAAAAACAGAAGTAAAGCTAAAAGGCAATGTTGAAAAACAAGCTTCTGAAATGCCTGGTATAGTAGAACATAGATTTAATCAACTTCAAGAAATTGAAGCTATTTTAGAATATTTAAATATTGAGCTACGTAGATTGCGTAGCTCTTTTTTCCAAAAATATTTAGAAAATTATCAACGAGCATTATCAAGTCGTGACGTTGAAAAATATGTCGACGGCGAAGCAGATGTTGTTGACTATGAAAAAATTATAAATGAATTTGCACTTCTACGCAACAAGTGGTTAGGAGTCTTAAAGGCACTGGACCAGAAGCAATGGCAGATAACTAATATAGTGAAGTTAAGAGTTGCAGGAATGGAAGATGCTACACTATGAAAAAAGTTTTTGAATATTGGATGCCAAGTAGCGATAATCATTTTGAACGTCTTATTAACAAAAGAGTTAACAACGGCGGACCGCCGCAATATCAAGACGATGTGAGAGACGAAGCATACAGATATGTTACAGACTTTGATATTGCTATAGATGTAGGAGCAAATGTAGGCTTATGGGCTAAGCCATTAACAAAAAAGTTTAATCGTGTAATTGCATTTGAACCAATGCCTCAAGTTTTAGAGTGTTTAGAAAAAAATGTTCAAGGATTAAATGTTGAAATAAATCGTTTTGCATTAGGTAACGCTACTGGTAATGTAGAAATGCAATGGGATCCTATAAACACAGGCAACAGTCATATCACTGAAATAGGAACTGGAAATATAGAAATAAGAAAATTAGATGATTTGGATCTACCAAAATTTGGTATGTTGAAAATTGATTGTGAAAGACACGAATTACAAGTATTACAAGGTGCAAAAGAAACAATATTAAAATATAAACCTATCGTAATTTGTGAACAACACCCTGATACAGATTACAATGCAGGTGCATACATTAAAGATGAGTTAGGTGCTGTTGAATTAGGTAATGTAAGAAAAGATTACATTTTTGGATTTGGAGTATAGTAATGGGTATAACTGTTATATCTACATACAGTCCCGGAGGATACGCTGACTATGCCAAACACTTTGTAAGCACATTAAAAAGGTTTGCAGATCCAAGTGTCAAAGTCGTTCTTTATACAGACCAACCTCAAGACTTTAGAAAAACGAACTGGCACAATTTGATATTAAATGACGTATGTCCTGATCTTGTTGAGTTCAAAGCACGTAACGGACACAAGCCTTTAAAACCAGGCAAGCGTGGATTTATAAAAGATGCTGTCAGATTCTCACATAAAAGCTATGCTATATGCCATGCTGCTATGAATTGCACAACAAAACAACTTGTATGGCTAGATGCTGATACAGTTGTGTTAAGTCCTTTATCAACAAGATTTTTCAAAAGGCAACTTCCACATGGTGCATTTTGTAGTTATTTAGGTAGAGAACCAAAATATACAGAAACAGGATATTTACAGTTTGATATGACTAATCCTTTTGCACATGAATTTTTTGAAATGTGGAAAATGTATTATGATACTGATGCAATATATAATTTACGTGGACATCTAGATTGTCATGTATTTGATATTTGTAGAAAACAATTTGAAGTTAATGGCGATGTTGTTGGATATAATTTAGCAGAAGGGGTTGATAAAAGTCATTTCAACAAAGTATTTAGAAGCAAAATGCGTCACAACAAAGGCGAGTCAAAAATAAAATGGAAAAGTGTTTAGTAACAGGCCATAAAGGATTTATTGGTTCTCATTATTATGATTATATAAAAGACAATTATCATACAATAGGTGTAGACAAAGAATCTAAAGGATGGGTAGATAAAGAGTTAGGTAGTGTAGATCTTTCTATAAAAGAAAACACAAAATCGTTACCCGATACTGATGTTGTTGTTCATTTTGCTGCAACAAATGGAACTAGAATTTTTTATGAAAATCCTACCGATGTTTTAATAAACAATACACTTCCTACAATTAATTTAATTGAAAGATACAGAAATACAAATACAAAATTTGTATTTGCAAGCACCTGTGAAATTTTTAATGGAGCAATAGATGCGGGTTATTACACTATTCCAACTGATGAGCAAACACCGGTTATGTTTAAAGACATTCAAAATCCAAGATGGAGTTATAGCATTCCGAAAGCTCTCGGCGAAAACTTAGTTGCAAACAGTGGATTAGAATATTTAATAATTAGATATTTTAACATATATGGTCCAAGACAAAAAGATCATTTTATAAGCGAATTTGTAGAACGTTGTCAAAAAGGCGAATACTATATCAAAGGCAATGACACTCGTAGTTTTTGTTACATTGATGATGCAATAGAAATGACACATAGACTTGTAAAACATGCAAGCAATAGGATTGTGCATGTTGGCAGACCAAAAGAGACAAAAATAGAAACTGTGGCAAAGGCTATCATGGATGTTATGGGCATTGATCCTGATAAGTTAGAAATACAAGAAGGTCCTGTTGGTAGCGCAAAACGTAGATGTCCAGATACAACTCTAGTTAAAGAATTAACAGGATTTGAACATTATACCGATATTTACAACGGGCTTAAGAAAACAGTTGAAAGTTTATTATGAAGATAGGTATTATTGGTTTGGGTGCTGTAGGCACAGCAAACAAAAAAGGATTTGAATACATAGGTCATGAAGTATTAATTCACGATACAAAACTTGGAACAAATATTCAAGATGTATTTCCTGCTGAAGTTATTTTCATATGTGTGCCAACGCCTAAAGCAGATAATGGTAGTTGTGATACAAGTATTATACAAAACGTCATTAGAGAATTAAATTTATTTAATTATAAAGGTATAGTTGCAATACGTAGCACTGTTGAACCAGGATTTACAAAAACTATAATTGAAAAATATAAAAAACTAAAATTTTGTTTTGTTCCTGAATTTTTGAGAGAAAGATGTGCTGAAGATGATTTTATATTTAATCATGAATTGTTAGCAGTTGGAACAGATAGTGTTGTGACATTCCGTAAAATTAAACAAGCACACGGCAACTTGCCAAATAACACAATACACCTCACACCTACAGAAGCAGAAATATTAAAATATTACAATAATCTTTATGCTGCATTACGTATCACTTTTGCAAACGTAATGTATGAATTATGTCAAAAATATAATACAGACTATAGTGTAGTAAAAGATGCATATATAAAAACTGGTAAAGCAAAAGATATATATCTTGATGTAAACGATAATTTAAGAGGATATGGCGGAATGTGCTTGCCAAAAGACGTGTCCGCAATAAATTATTTGTTTGATAAATTTAACCTAGATTATTCATTATTAAACAGTATACAAGAAGATAATAAAAAATTTAAAACCACTGTTTTTAATGGAATGCGTGATGACGAATAGCCAATCATATCAAGACATATTTGCATTACAAGTTTGCAAAAATAAAACCTATATAGAAATAGGTGCAAATCGTCCTAAGAAAAGAAACAATACTTTTTTATTAGAACAAAATGGGTTCAAAGGATTTAGTATAGAATATTCAAAAAAATGGCAAACTAGTTGGAAAAACAGCAAACGTTCAAATGTAATTTATTTCGCAGACGCAATGAAATTTGATT